TTAAAAGTGCTGTCTAATGCATCTCCAACTGGAGGATGGAGGAATCATCCAGCAGTCCTTATGTGGAAAGGGTATGAGTATTCTCTTAGAACATACGCAAATATAATGATTAATGAAGCTAACAATCGTGGTATAAAAACAGATAAAAATAATTCAAATATACAAGAATTAGAATTAAGCTATAGTGGTACATGGGGAACAGATATGCCAAAATGGTTTTCAGATAAAAGTAAAATGATGCGTATTACAACTACTCATAAAGCTCGTTTATTTGAAAAAGATCCTATACACTATGCACATTTTGCTTATGCAAAACATAGCATTTATAATAAACCCTGCTGCGTTGGATGTAACTATTACTGGGTTACTCACGAAGAAAGAAATAAATGAAAACTAATAAAATTATATTTGAAGCACAATCTGATCATGTATTTAATGTAAGAGAAAAACCAGTCCCTGCAGCAAAAATGGTTCCAGACTGGTGGAAAGAAATACCAAAATATTCTACATCTACAAAGCTTGATCTTGGTCCACACGCAAATGTTACAGTAAAACAATGTGCTCCAACTATTGATATGATAACAGCTGGATATATTATTCCATTGTGGTGTGACATATTAGTTATACAAGAAAATGGCATACCAGTAATAAAATGGGCAACACAGGAAAGAGTTTTAGATGTTTGGAGTCTTCAACAATCAAGTACATTTGAAGTTCCTTCTGGATTTGGAAAGGCTGCATACAAATACTATCATGGATGGAACATTTTAACTCCTCCAGGATGGTCATGCTTATTTACTCATCCAGTAGGGTATCAAAACCTTCCCATAAGATCAATACCTGGAATAGTTGATACAGATATATTGACTACAGCAATTAACTGTCCATTTTTTATTAAAGATGGTTTTGAGGGTGTAATTGAAAAGGGAACGCCAATGGCACAAGTTATTCCTTTTAAAAGAGAGTCTTGGGAATCAGAGTTTACAAACCCAGGTGAAAATAAATTTTATAATGAATCTGAAAAAGTTTTTACTAAAGTTTATGGTTATTATTCTTCAAAGAGAGCGAAAAAAAGTTTTAAATAATGACAATATTTATTTCAATTGCTAGCTATAGAGATCCAGAATTAACTAGAACTATTAGATCTGCAATTGATAATGCCTTTAATCCAGATAGATTATTCTTTTCTGTAGTTATTCAAGATTTAGAAAAAGATATTCCAGACCTATCGTGGGTTAAAAATTTACGATTAATTAAAATGCATCCAAGAGATGCAAAAGGTGCTGGATATGCTAGATCAATTGCAATGAGTCAGTACGATGGGGAAGATTATTATTTACAAATAGATTCACACACCATATTTGAAAAAAACTGGGATATAGAATGTATTGATCAACATAATTCAGCAAAGTTAATTGCTAAAAATGACAAGGTAATTTTATCTTATTTTCCAGCGCCGTTTCATATAGAACCAAACAAACAAATGTATTTTATTAAAAATGATAAAACTAAGCCACCATATCCAACTAGACAAGAGCCATCTTTAAATAAAAGAAATGAGTGGACTGCTAAAAGATTAGATTTTATAAATAGTGAAAGGGAAAATCCAGAGCAGTCGTCAACAGTCCTTGCTGGTTTTATTTTTACCTCTGGCAATATTGTAGAGGAAGTTCCATACGATCCAGATATTAGTTTTTTTGGAGAAGAGATTTGTTTTGCTATGAGAGCATGGACTAGGGGATGGGACATATATTCTCCATCAAAGAACATTGTATATCATTTTTATAATCGTGCAAACTATAGCAAGATATGGAAAGATAAAAATATAAGAAAGCTTTCTTGGAAAGAAATAGAACAAAAATCAAAAGAAAGACAACAATTAATTTTATGTGGAACTGAAAAAGGAGTTTTTGGTGCTGGCAATTATAGGCATTTAAAAGCATATGAAAAATTTGCTGGGGTAGATTTCAAAAAAATCTATGGCTTGACTTAGATACATAATAGTAGTACAATAGTATTGAAAGAGGTGTTTATGGATATTATTTATTTTGTTTTAGGAGCAACATCTCTTGTCTTTTTTCTTCTATATTTTAATATAAGAAAAAGATTAATAAATCTTGTTAGTGGTTTTCAAAAGCTTTATGAGGCAAATCAAATATTAAGATCTTTAGTTGATGATATGCCAACCAAAGAAGAAGAAGATATCCATAAAGAAAATTTTATAAAATTTTTGTCTGATTCTAGAGAATGGGCATATGACTATATAGATAGTGTTCAATCTGGACTAGAAAAATTTATCAATGAAGTTGAACCACACATAGAGTATTATGATAAATATGGGCAGGCTGTAGAAGGAATGATTATTTCGCATGATAATGCCCTTAAAAAAATATCTTTAGAATTAAAAGAATTAAAAAAATTACTTCCAGAGGATTCTAGTGATAGACGCTAGGGGAATTCCTACATGTGAGTGTCCAAATTGTGGTGGCACTTTATTTAGAGCATTAGTTGCATTTGATTCAGAAACATATACCATAGGTATGTATCATTTAGATATAGAGTGTCACGAATGCGGAACTTTTTGTACCGCACCAACACCATTAGATAGTCCAGATAGTGACGTAAAAAATGATTAGCAAAAAAAATAAACCAGAGATAAGTTTCATTTCTACTATTCCAGGATTAGAAAGTATTGAAAGCTGTGTTCCAAAACCAGTATCTAAATATATACCAGACTGGTGGAAAAATATGCCAACAGAAAAAAATAACATAAATATAGAAAATGGACCATTTTTTGGAAATGCAAAAATATGTCCATCTTTTGCTGATTATTTTTCTAATGGATACATAATGCCTATGTGGACAGATACAGTTATTTATGTGGATTCATCAACTGGAGAATGGAGATGGAGAACTCCTAACACACTTTTTGAATGGGGAACGCATCCAAATAATCAGTATTTAGATTATTCACAACATAAATTTTTTGGAAAAAATTCTTATGCGGTTTTAAAAATGAAATGTCCTTGGATGGTTTTTTCAGATCAAGAATACTTAATGTATCAATTACCAACATATTTTCATTTTAATGAAGATTTCAGTATAGTACCTGGAGTTAGACAAATTGATAAATACAATGAAATGAATATACAGTTTTTAATTCATTCAGATAAAAAAGAAATATTTATTGAGAGAGGAACTCCAATTGCACATTTTATACCATTTAAAAAAGAAAAACCATTAATTGAGGTAAGAGATGCTACAGAAAAAGATTTAAAAAAAATAAACAAACATAATATAAACTTAAAAACCAAGTATTTTAAGTTCTATAGGGGGGTATAAATGAAAGATATATTGCTATCAACGATAACAGGTTTTGGATGTGGTGTAGTATTTGCTGCATTCAAATTACCAGTTCCAGCACCACCAGTTTTTGCAGGAGTTGCAGGAATTATTGGTCTATGGGCTGGTTACGCTATACTAATTAAGGTTCTATCCTAGGAGGAAAAACATGGAACTAAACAATAAACATAAGGCAATGCTCGCATCATATGGTCGTTCAATTGTTGGTGCAGTAGCAGCTTTATATGTAGCTGGAGTAACAGATCCAAAGGATCTATGGGCAGCACTTGTTGGTGCTCTTATTCCAGTAGCAGCACGTGCAGTTAATCCTAACGATCCAGCATTTGGTCGTATGCCAGGAACTTCAGTGGTTGAAAAAGCTTTAAAGGCTGCAAAACCAAAGAAGAAGTCTGAAGAGTAATTTATTTACTCAAGATGGGGCGGGGCCAGAAATGGTCTCGCCCTATTTTAATATATCAATATATTTATTTTTTAAAACATCAACAGAAAAATTATTGTAACCAATGTCAAATGCTTTTTGTTTTTGTTTTGTTTTATCTGAACTACCAATATATTCATCAACTAATTTAGCAAGCATTTTTGGATTAGCTTCATAAACATCAATCAGTGTTCTTGCTCTAAATTGATCTATCTTATTAGATTTAACTAACCATTCTTTTGGCAAAATAGTATTATTTGGAGATATGTCTGTCATAAAAACTGGTAGTCCAGACAACAAAGCTTCATTCATTGGAAGACATAACCCAGCATACCGTCTTGGCAAGACCATACCATCAAAGCCAGAATACAAATCTTCCCTATTTTCTGGACTTGAAGTGTCAATAGATAAACGACTATCATTAATATTTATATCAAGATCAGACTGAGATTTTATAACAATTTCATAATCTGTTTTAGAATATTTAAGCATTTCAACTATTGTATTTGTTCCATTGCGATCCAAATGTGCTGCTTTTCCGCCAACATGTAATAATCTTTTATAGTCTTTACTTAAGTTATTAGCCTTTACCTTAGAGAAGCCTTCATGCGTAGTTGGAGGGGGAAGGTGAATAACATTAGACTTAGCTCCAAAAGCCTCTGTAATAGCTTCAAAACCCCATAAACTGGGTGCTAGAAGGACATCTGGAAGGTCTAGCTCTGGTCTTTGAAGGTTATCTAAAAACTCATAGTTATATTGAAGAATAGTCTTAACATTTCTTTTTCTGGCTAAAAATATAAAATCTTTATTATAAAATGTTTCACAAGATAGTACAGCATCTAGCCCACGAAGAAATATATTTATATCACTTGGTTTTGGAAATCCACGAATATGTTGGCAATCATATTTTTCATACCATTCAGGATGTTGTTTATTTTTATTAAATGAAGTAGAGTTAATTAGCATAACCTTTGCAGGTTGTAGCATATTAGTTAACTCTTTAGTTTGATTACCAAGACCAGTATTGTCTGATCTTGCAATAATTCCTAGTCTCATAGGTCCATTTCTTTGTATAACTGTTTTAATCCTTTTAGTGTTCCAATATCCATATATTTTCCACCAGGTCTTACTGCTCTTATGTTAGAGCTTTCTAGTAGCCACTCTTTTAATTGTTTTCCAGGGTGCTCTAATGATGGATCTATATATCTGATCATATTCTTTCTAAACATCATGGTCCCCCACATATCTGGGTAATCACAACTTTCTGTTTTATCTTCAGAAGCAATTACCTTGTCGCCAGACAAAAGTACCTGTCCAACACGACCCTTTAAATCATCACCACATTCCCAAACACCTAAAACCAAATCAGCATTTGTTTCTTTCATCATTTCTTTATAAATATTTACTGGTGCATTTAATATATAAGTATCTGGCATTCCAACAAGAACAGTATCATTATAGTCACCAATCATAAACTTAACTGCATCAGACATGGTTGTTGGTTCACGAACAATTAACTTGATATTCATGTCCATATTTTGTATAATAGGAACCCACTCAGCCCTAGTTGATACACGAACTTCATCACACACTTCTAGCATCTGCTCTACATGCCATTGAAGTAAAGATCTTTCATCTGAAATTGGCAAACAAAACTTTGGTATGCCACCAATTCTAGATGCTTTTCCAGATGCTGGTAAAACCCCTATTGTTCTCATTATTTTAGCCCATACCGTTTCTTTAGTGTTGCTATATCATTTACTTCCCAATAGTCTAAAGACTTTGTTGGATCGTTAAATGGATATTTATACTCGCCAAAACCTTCCCTTGTTCTATCTCCACCCCACTTAGCCTTAAAGTAATCATGAAGCGGTTCAATTTTAATTCTTAGTCCGTCTATTGTTGCAGCGCCGTCTATCTGACATGTTACATCAACTTCGTGGTTTCCATACTCTGCTATTTTTAATACTCTTGTTCTTTGATCCCAGTCACAATCATCAAAATTATATGGATAAAAATTTTCATCAAAATATCCAATTTCTAAAACTAACTTTTTATTTATTGCACAAAGATGCCAACCGTGCTGTGTTCTAAACATTAAGCCCTTAAAGTCATCAAGCATATCAACGATATGAGAAAAAGGCTTATTGAATAGCATTGAAGATGAAACAACAAATGTCCATTCATGATTCTTTTTTAATCCTATGTTCCATGCTCTTGCTAAGCCAATATTTTCTGATTGATACTCTACTTGAAATCCATACTTCTTTTCAAATATTTCACACTCTCTGTTTCCACTATTGTCTATAAGTAAAACATTTTTATCTTTTATAGATTCCATGCATTTATATACACGCTCTGTTACTTTATATACTGGTATGCAAATTATATAATCTGTCTCTAGTAAAGCCATGCCCAAACCATTCCTCCACGTTCCCAAGAGCCCATAGTTCTAACATGATGTGTCTCGGAAAGTTTTTGTGTCATTTCCCCAAGCCTATTTCCAGTGCGAATATCAAACTCCATAGTAATATATTTACATTTTTGCAGGGTTTCTTTTGAAGCGCCAAGAATTATTTCTGGCTCTGCACCTTCAACATCTATCTTTAAAACATCAACTTCTTTTATTTGAAGAATTTCGTTCAACATTGAAAAATTTCCAATATTGGCTACTATAGATA